AGGAGATCCTACTAGCGTGTATATTTGGAGAAAAGTTCGCAAGGACTTGGGCAGCCCTTCTGGTTGGCCGGCCTTACGTAATCCCTTCAAGGATTGCGCGAGAGCAAAATGTGGGAACAAGGTTCCTGCACTATGCAGTTGGTCAACCAATGGGTGCGTACTCCTCCTGGGGTATGCTTGCCCTGATCCATCACGCGATGGTGCAGTTTTCCGCACAACGAGCGGGCCTCAAAGGTTGGTTTACCCTATACGCTGTATTAGGTGATGACATTGTCATTGCTAACGACAGAGTAGCCAAGAAGTACCGTGCATTATGCCGGTTACTTGGAGTGGAGATCGGGTTAGCGAAAAGTCTAGTGAGTTCAGGGAAAACCCTTGAATTCGCGAAAAGATTCTTCTATGAAGGATCCGACCTGTCCGGCATGCCAACAAAGTTCTGGGCTGCAGCGCAGTCCCAGTCCGGAGTAGCATGCGCCCTAGCTGCCTGGTACCCTTCAGGTACTCTCGGGAACTTCGTACGGGCTCTTGGCGGAGGGTTTAGGGTCGCATCAAAGGTGGGAACTACACGTTGGGGCAAATTGTCCAAACGGGTACTTTCACTTTGCGTATCCCTAACGAACCCAGTTCTGGGAGCTCGGTTGGCATTCAAGACTTGGCCTGAATGGCTATGGAGTAAAAGTGCAGACACGTCTCGTCCCTTGGATGAAACGTCTCTGACAGCTCTAACTCCATTTTGTACTGCGGTGCAAAGCACTCTGGTGGATCCTGCGATCGCCAGCCTAGAGGAGTATCAGGAAGATTTATTCTTCTCTGAGAAAATCGAAGATCCGGTAACTCAGTTAACGGATAGTGCAGCAAATAAGGCTATAGCCTCTGCATCCAACTCTCTCGAGCTGCATTCGAAATCTTTACGTCACCTCCAGGCACTTAACATCAAGTTTAACTTGGTACAAGTCTCTGCTATTATTACGCAGATATGGAGATCTGTGGATAAGGCAGGACTGGTGCCGTTACCCTCTACAAGGGCAACTGTACGCCCTGAGCTGGACCCATTCGCTTTACGGGTGTCTTCAGTATACAAATACTGGGGATCACTGCGTAAACTTGCAGCTCCGGAAAGTCCACAAAGTGGAACGCGGAACGAGGTGGCGCCTAAGAATGATTAAAGAGCATTCTCTATCCTCGGCACGGGTAGGGACTTAAGATACTGCCCACTACTAACTCCTTGACCTATGGGTCTTTGGAGGAAACAGTTGAGTGCATCCTAAGCACCATGGCACCGAGAAACTCAAAGAGAG